ACAAGATCAGTATCTCCATAGTGTTCTGGTAAGGCATCTTTCATTGGTACAGCAACAGTTTCTATAAGCCCTTGTTCATTAAAAGCTATATTTGTTACTCTAAACACCTTGTCCCAGCTTGGGGAATAGAGTTTGTACTTAATGTTCCTCATTAATTATCCTTTCTTAGTCCTTTTCTTAAGGCATCTAATATGTAGTAAGAGAGATCAAAATCTCCATCGTCAATCCCTTTAAGTGTAGAAGCTTCTACTCTCTTAAAGGCTATCTCTTTAATCTTATCCTTGATAGCTTCTTCGTTCTCTTTCAGCATATTCTGGACTAAAGTATTGATATAACTAGCTCTTTTATAGGTAGCTGGTCGATAGTAGCTATCGTGAGCATCTGGCTCAATGTTATATCCAAACAATGAGTAGCCAGATATAAACTCTCCGTCTTTAACTAATTTTCTAAGTTGGTGTAAAGCTTTATCTACTGCTTCGGAATTTTCTTGAAAAATAACTTTTAAGAATTCTCCTGATACTGAGCCATAGACAGCTTCAGAGATAAAATCCTTTATGTTAGTAAATTGACTTATCTGTTTATCTAGATAGCTTCTTACACTCTGCTTGCACATCTCTTTCCATTCGTTCTCCTCTAACACATCTTCTAAGTCTTTAGTTTCAATAGTATTGCCATATACAATACACTCTTGAGCTACTGCTTTAGTTAGGTCTTTAGGTTCAGTTCCTTTACACTCTACTTTATATCTGCCGTGTAACTGACTCCAATAGACTACTCCTAAGCAACCATTAGAAAACTCTAGAATATCTTTTGTGTAGATATGCTTATCGTTCTTATCTTTAAAGCCTGTATCCTTCATAAGGACTACATCTTTTATGTCATAGGGATCGAAAGTAAATTCTGTAGGTTTTCTCTGCACAGTAGCTAAGGTATATACCATTGATACCTCATTAGTATCTAGGTAAAAGTCTAGCTTAGCTACATCTTTCATAACGTATTTCCCTAATTCTAGGTCATAAACCCAAGCTCTATAGCCTGATATCTCCATTAGTTCTCCTTAAATAGTGTATTAGCATTACTCTCTCTTAGTGGTAGCTCTTTAAACAGCTTGTCAGCATAAGGCTTTAGCTCTTCTTGGATAATTCTTAGTTTGAGTTTCTCTGCTTCTTCGTCAAACGTTTTGCTGTTCTCCATAGATAAGAGTGTATTGAAGTCAATAGCTTTCAGTTTAAGCTCTCTCATAAAGTCAATACATCTACTAAGTAATGGGAACTCTCCTTCGACTATGCTGAGTATCTCACCATACATGTTCGGATACTTAACTAAGTTATTCATAATCTCATAAGGATAAGCTGTAGCTTCAGATATATGTTTAGTTATATCCTCTTCTATAGTTCGTGATCGTCTAAACTTTTCTAAATACCATCCTTTAGAGATATATCTCTTAACAGTCTCTTCAATCTCTTTCTCAAACATCAGTTCTCCTTTAGTTTAAATCCAAGAGCGTATATAGGCTTCCATCTAAAAGTATCGTGTTTAGATGCATATTCTTTCTCTAGCCCAGCTCTAGTTATTCTCTTAGGATACATTGAGTACTCTTTAGAGATATAGTCGTATATCTCGAAGTACCATAAGACATCTCTTTCGTTGATGAAATCTTTATCTACCTCTTCGATAGCAGTAGGACTTGTATATTCAAACTTATAATTGGTTTCGTCAATGTCTGTGATTGTATATGTCATTGGACATAACCCTTCTTCAGAGTCTTTAAATACAAGAGTATCTCCTACTTTAAACTTAGTATCTCTATCGGATTTAACTCTATATGTACCATCTTCGAAATCCCAAACATCTTGATTTATCTTACACTACTTACCCTCAGATCGATAGTATGTTTCTACTGTCTTACCTTCTTCGTAAGCAGTAAGTATCTTAATCTTCTCTTCTAGATTCATTTTCTTCTCCTCGAGGGATCCTAAATCCCATACTAAACATAGGCTCATACGTTTCGTTAGCCCAACCTTTAACCTCTCCTAGCTTCATCATAGTTGGAGCTAAGGTATATCTATCTTCTTTCTTATAGTGGATAATATGCCACCAATAGACCTCGTTGATATTCATATAATTAACATCTATGGCTTCTATAGGAGTTCTGTTATACACTTCTTCCCACTGATACTCTCCTGTGGTACTAAAGCCTTTTACTGTAACTATAGGTGGGTTGAGGATACCTTCGTCTGCTATACGAACTAGCTTATCCCCTACCTTGAATCTAGCATCTGGATTACTCTTAGGCTTACTATTAGGTTTTACTCTATAGGTATATAGATTAAAGTCTAATTCAGTAGTTTTTAGGTCTTCCCAGTCATCTTCTTCACCATCAGTTTCAGAATACTGAATAGTTAATCCTTTCTCCATAGCTTGGATAATCTCGATTTTTTCTTGTAAGTTGTTCATTATTGTTCTCCATTTAGGTATCTACCTTTTAATATTTTTAGAATATCTTGCTTAGTAAATCTAGACTTCTTATGTAGTTCTATCTTGCTAAGCCAATATTCATCTAGCTTTCTTCCATAGTATTCGAAAGCTTCAGCTTTAGTCGCAAAAGGTTCGTAAGGCTCAAGTTCATCGAATACCCAGACACCATTCACCATTCGCTGACTTTCTTGTTGCCTAACTAATGCTTCGCCTTTAGTCATATAAGTATCCTTACTTAAGAAGGGGATTTACTCCCCTCTTATTGTTTTAAAGAAATCTCTGATAGCTTGTTTTCTAGCTTCTTCGTCTTCTGTTTTATAGACTACGATCTCGCAGAGTTCTTTAAACAATAAAAGATCTCTGTCTTGTTCTTCATCTTTAGCAGCAAGAGTTGCATAGCCAGCTATATCTACCCAGTGGTCTTTAAAGTTACCATTACCACAGACTATTCTTGCAATCTTATGTAAGATCATATCTAAGGCTTCTGCCTTAGCTGGAGTTAAGTCTGACTGTAAATGAGCTTCACAGACATCTTTAAGTATCTGAGAAATCTTACTGACTAATTTATAGTCACCATGAGTATCCTGTCTCTCATTTAGAACTTCCTCGATCATTTCTTACCTTTCAATAGTTTTTTTAAAGTATAAGAACTTGTATAAGTCACTTTACTGATTATCTGTTTCTTACCACTAAGATTAGTGATAGGTACTTTTAAGAGTTTAAAGTGACCTATGGTGGGGAAATTAAGCTTTCCTTCTTTCTGTAAGATCTCTCTAGCTAACTCGAATGTCTTAGATAAAGTAATTCTTGTACCCTTCTTAGACATACCTGACCTAGAGGCTACTTCGTCGATAAAATCCTTATATAGCATTTATTCCTCCTTGTATTTAGTATGAGCATAATGAAGTAAACCTAGGGCATCACTTCTGCCATCTAGTAAGCCTCCCTTAGCTCCATAGATAGAAGCATTAGGGTAAAGCTTGATTAAGGTATTAGCTATAGTTTTCTTATCAGCTTTAGCTGGGATACCTATAGCTTTCTGCCAAACTTGCGGAGAGACCATAATGTAAGGGATTTCAAGTGCTTGAAGTATTCCTTCTATCTCTCCTAATCTCTGTCCGAAACTAAAAGTAGAACTAACACCTTGCTTAGGCATAGAATGAACTTTCTCCACAATACATAGATCTACTTTATTAGATTTCAAGGCATGAATATAGCCTTGTAAGTTTTGTGATTTAAAGTCTATAAATGTAAGGGGAGAAGTTTCTATAACTAAAGCACCGTTAGATCCAGGATCTATCGCTGCGTACATTACGATCTGAAAGGATTGTCAGCTGTCTGAACTTTTATATCTTTAGAAGCTTGTGCTGTATTAGCTGTAGATTTACTAGCTTTCCAAGCTTCAACATCAGCGATTGTAAGACCATCGTCATAACGATTGTTCTCAGCGTACTTTTTATCTTTTTCAAGTTGTATACCTACTGCTGTACTAGATACGATCTCACTAGCTGTAGCACCATCTTCTCTGTAAAAGCCCATAATCTCACGTTGTTCTCTGATCTCACCATTGTATTTAGAATATCTAAATCTAATATTGACTTTAACAGGTAAGTCATTGAACTGATCTAGAACATCGAATGACTCTTCTTTCTGATCACGTCCTACTTTATGTACCTCTTTTACAGGGTCATTAACATTTTGAATACCTGCAATAACACATAGTTTATTAAAGATATTTCTCTGAAAGTTTTCACTTCCATCATTGTTATCTAGTTTAAGTCCGTACAATGTAGTTTCACTACCTTGATATAGTACATTGAAGTTTAGGCTTCTAGCACCATGATCATTGACTTTAACGCTGACGAACTTAATAACTACGTCGTAAATACCACTCTTAGTGATAAACTCTTTTCCGTTTTCTGCAATAGCTTTTTTATCTATGCTTGCTGTGAAGAAACTCATTTTTACTCCTTATAGTATATATTCTTCAATTTCATTTTTAGCATTTACTAGCTTGTTGAGATATTCATTGATATCAAACTCGTTTATTCCGACTTTATCTGGCAAGTCTTTTAATGTTGTCCTAGCTGGGTACTTGAATGAAGTAAAATAGACAACTAACTTACCACTAGATTTTTCTATAAATAAGCTATCATTTACTATAGATAGCCAACTGCCTGCTTTAGCGAATTGACCTTGAGCAGGTATAATATGTCTATCACTCTTCTCGTCTACCATTGTATGAGCTACAATGACTACTGATACTCCATTAGCTATCAGAACATTCTCGATATAGTTATTTAAATCTAGAGTATCAATATTGTTCTGTTCATGGATTTTAAAGCCTGTATATTTAACAGAGTTATATCTAGTCATTGCTGCATAGAGTTGAGTGACAGTATCGATAACTATGAACTTCGGAAACTCTTTAAACTTTTCCTTATATGCTTTTATCTTGTCATTGATAAAAGTTATTACACTCTCCATGCCTTCATAGTTTTTAAAATTAGCATGAGGTACATTAAAGCTATACTCTTTCTTATCGAAGTTTATAACCAACGCATTTTTTATTTTAGAAGTTAGGGTAGATTTACCACTAGCTTCATAACCACTTACAAGTATTTTAGTACTCAATTATTTCTCCTTTAATCTGTAATCTGAATAGAGTAGATAGACTAACTTAGGATCTTCTACACCTTTAAGATAAGTCTCGGCAATCAATCTAAGATAGTCTTCAATAAATTGCATATCTTCATCGGTAATAACTTGAGTAACAGGGATCACTTGAGAAGGATAGTCTTTTAAGGGCTTACCAGTCTTCTCACTTACTCTGCCAACTATGTTATTAGTTATCCATACGATGCGAATGCGATTAATATCTACTCCCATCTTTCTATAGATATAGGCATAAGTAAGTAATTGCCATTTATAGTTATTAGGCATATAAGTTTCGTCTATACTTGTCTTAGATGTAGTTTTAAAGTCTATAAGAGTATCACCGATTACTGCATCAGCTGTTCCTGCTGCATAAACATTATCTACAATCTTGCAAGCTATAGCTTCTTCACTTCTATCTGGTATTCCAAATACTCTTAGGTAATCTATAAGTGCTTGACCCATAGGTATAAACTGATCTTTTATATATTCTTTATCTATTTCTGGATTAGATTGAGAATCTATATAAGCATACAATTCATCTTTATCTACTGCTTTAGTTTTAATATAGCTCTCTGCTATTCTATGAACGCATGAGCCTAGTACAGTAGAAGTGCTACCTTCGAATATCTTATTACCAAGAACATTCTCTTGATACCACTCCCACTTTTTTTCAGTGAACTTAGCTACACTAGATGGGCTTATTCTGAAACTTCCTTCAGGCAAGAGATCTAAGTAGTTTTCTTGATAGTTCATAGGTTTTAATTGGGTCATTGTATTTCTCCTGTCTCTCTTGTTTCTATGAGCATTTCTTGTTTCTCTTCATCAGAAGCTCTCTCAAAATATTCAAGAGCCATACCTATGGCTTGCTCTCTAGGGATTTCGATCTCAGTTTCTATCTCACATAGGTACTCATTTACCTGAATTATCTTTACTCTGTTCGTGAACATACAACTCCTTTCTTGACTGCAAGACCTAAGTCATAGACCTTATTCTTTACTGCAGTAGCTGTAAGGCTATTAGGTAAAGTTCTTAGAAGATACGAGAACTGTCTTTTAGACATTGCTGTCTTAGGATCAGCACAATACATTATCTGTTTTACCTCTGAATCTGTCCATCTATGCTTTTTAGCTTTAGGCTGATTAAAAGGGTTATTAGTATCTTTAACTTCGCTAACAGGTTTTAGTATCTCACTCTTTATGTCTTGAACAAGATTAGAAGATGTCTTAGTGCTATTATCTTGAGACATTAGAAGAGATACAATCCTTCTTACGCTAGACATGAGTCTGATTAACTCATCAACTATTTCTGATTGCAAGTTTTCTCCTTTAAGTTTTTATAGTTTCTTGTTTCGCCTACAAATAAGTGAGCTTTATACTTCATACGAGATATTGCTACGTATGTTAGTTTTAGAAACTCCTCTACACTAATAGGTTTATTGTAGTTGTTATATCTAGTAGGTTTTCGATATAACTGCTTGTATATATCTGTAGCATCTATGAATACTTCATCTAAAGTCATGCCTTGAGCTTTATGAATAGTGCTAGCATAAGTATGCTTAGGGTGCATATAAGTATCTGCTATACTCCAGTAAGATTCAGGATCAGTTCTAAGAACTTCATCTAGGATGCATTTCTCTTGCTTCTTACTTTTACAGATACGAAATCTAACAGATTCTCCATCATTACTAATAGCATGAATATCCCAGATACCTCCATCAGATCTCTGAACGTCATAGATTTCGACTATATCGCCATTCTTACAATAGCCTATAGGTTTATCTAAAACTAGTAGATCACCTATAGAATAAAGTTCTTTATCAGCTAAAGCCTTGTTATAACTATCTATAACACTATTGCTATAGCCTAGTATTCTTTTAGAACTATTGCACTCTAAGTAAGCTTTACAGAAATCTTTATGGCTCTCATAGAGAATAATACTATCTGGTAAGTCTTTTCTAAAGTCTGGTAATTGCTTAGATTTAATACTAGATCTAAGAGATTCTAGATACTGATGTAGTTTCTGATCACTGATAGATTGTCGCATCTGTTGAGTTAAAATAACTTCCATATCAGGTTTAATGTCTGCTTTAAGACCTATAGCAGATAACTGACATTCATCTCCTACAAGCAAGATATACTTATAGCTTCCATTTAGAGCCTTCTGATAGACTTTATTAGGTAGCATAGACATTTCATCTATTATTAGGAGATCAGCTTCTATAGGCTCTCTAATATCGCTTAGATATTGTTCTATCCCATTACGTGTCATATTGAAACCTAAAGCACTATGAGTTGTATATGCCTTAGTACCTATAGAAGCTTGAAGATTATTTTTAGCTTTATGAGTAGTAGCTGTTACTAGAACAGATCCTTTATAGTCTTTAACTATCTGAGATAGTACAAAACTTTTACCAGTGCCTGCAGCACCTCGAAGGACAACTATTCTGTTAGGTTTAGGATTATCTGAAGTGAAGTAGTCATAGATTTTTACTTGTTCTGGAGTAAGTCTGATACTCTTGTCCATAGGCTTAAACCATTCTCTCTATCTACATACCACTCACCATTTTTAAAGAGATAAAAGTAATCAATCATATCGTCACCTTTCTCATAATTAGCTAACTGAGTATGCTTAGGTGCTACATTATTCCAAGGTTCTCCTCTGTCTCTATAATAAGCTACAGTAACATCTTCTTCAGGTTCATCGAAGTCATGCTTACCTTTAGGGATTATGTTTTCTTTTAGACTTGATATATCACCCAAGTTAAGTAGCTCATTTACTTTCTCAGGATCTTTATAGTAAGTGTCCAGCATATAACCTACATATTCTGGATAACCATCCCAGTGACAATAGATAAACTTAACATCATTAGTCTTATCGTCTAATTTACCTATATAACTTCTTGTACTCATTTCCAGTTCCTTATCTGATTTATAATCGTATTTTCGAATCTTTTAGACTCCATAGGTACTTCCCAGTATTCATTAATCTCATTCATAAGTGAGATAATCTCTTCTGTACTCATACCTAAATCCCTAGCATGTTTAGCTGCTCGTATAAGGCTTACACTACCTTCACCATCTCTAGCATTAAATGCATAGTTGAATGTATCTAGTGGAGATGAGAGTAGAGCTTGCTTTTGAGCTTCATTTAAAGTACTAACAACTTGCGGAGCTTTAGCTTCATCGTTAGCTTGAAGTAGATGTTCTCTTACTTCTATGCAAGATTTATTAGTGACTGAAAGAATATTTCTGCCACTATAGCTATAGAATATTTGAGATTTAGGGAGTATATCTGCATCTAAGCTTAGATATTCGCAGATACTTTTAATAAAAGCTTTATAAGTCTTCTCGTCTAAATCTACGAAGCTGTCTAACTCTAAGAGTACTCTAAACTTATAAGCATTAGTTGGATCACTAGTTCTCACAATATGGTGATTAAAGTTAGCAAGTATCTCATGAGTCTGTTCGTCAGTGAATAAGCTCTTATCAATATCTAGGCATATCCATTTAGCTCCACTATCTACACTAGCTTTAGATCTCACTCCATTTTTAAATCTAAATGGAGAGTAGGCATAGTCTTTAGTTAGCATATCTCCAAGAGCTTTAAAATCAGTTTCTGCATAAGTAAAACCACTAGAGCACTTTTTAGCTCTCTCTTCTTTAGAGCCACTGCAAGCTAGATAACTAACACCTAGAGCATTAGTTTTTATAATCTTGGTATATTCAATACCATTTTCTAAAGCTCTATAGATACCACTTTCATCATAGCTTCCTGCAAGAGTAGCTAACTCTTTTAGTTTATTAGCTATGCCAGAACTACCTTGTATATACCCTAGCTTTTTAAGTAAGTGAATATTGACGAAGCACTTGTTATCTTCAAGCAGTTGTTGTACTAACCCTACGAATAACTCGTAAGGTTCTTTTACTAGCTCTATCTCGAAGTTTCTCATATCTTCATCTAATAGCTCACAAAACTTACAAGCATCTACATAGTCTTCAGCTTCAATAGTATCTTTACCTCTAAATAGAGCTATTGCTCCACTTAGCTTTAGAGCCTTCCATTGTAAGTGAGATCTAACTATCTTAGATATAGGATACTGTTTCTTTATAGTCTCTGCAGTAGCTTCGTTATACTCTTTATATAAAGTAAAGAGTGATCTAACTTCATTTGAGACATTTAACGGAGTACCGAGCTTACTTATCTCTCTCTGAGCGATACCTAAGAAGATGCTTTCATACTCTGTTATAATCTTCTTAGCTTCGTCTTCAAGAGTAATCTTTTCTGCAAGTAGATCTTTTATAGATAGATACTCTTTAGTTGGTGGTAAGATAGGTGAATAGTTAAAGAAGCTTCTTCTAGCTAGTTTAGAACTAAACTCCATTTTAAACTTCTTCTTCACTTCAGTATCGAATAAGATATTATCTGGGCTACCTACGAATAGAGCAGATACTGCTAGATTCTTGATCGCTTTAGATTGTTTATCTTTATCTTTAATAACCTTTACTTCTTTCTTACCTTCATCGTACATCTCAGATATAAGCTGAAAGTTAGAAGTAATAACAGGTGATACTAGAAGCTCACTACCGATCTCTGAACTAGTTAGAAATCCCGCTCCTATACCATCTTCTTCAATACCATTTAGATATGCTATATATCCTTCATTAGTTGAAGGTGATGCGAATAGTGGAGTAGGTGCTTCATAGAACTTAGAATAAGTTTCTGGAGATGAAGGTTTAGCTTGATTTCTATCTTTAGCCTTAGCTATAGCTCTCGCTACTGCTTTCTCTTCTCTGATTGCATTAATATGGTCATAACCTAGTTTATAGTTCTTTCTCATAATATTGATTGAACTATCTTTACCTACACCACTACCAGTTATACAAAAGGTAATAGCATTAATAGGTATCAAGCTAGTATTCCAGTGCAAGATATGTCTTCTAAACTGAGACATAAATAGAATAAACTCACTTACTGCAATAGTAAGCTTCATTCTTTCTGGTACTTTAGAGTTAGGTATAGAGTGAGATAAATCTAGTAAGAACTTAGGTAGTTTATTGTCGAATAGCTGGTATTTTTCCAGCTCTTGTCTTAACATTTCTACCATAGTTCAGCCTTAAACTTGCAAGAGCTTTCAATATCTCCATAGTAATATCGTGCCATTAAGCACCTCCTTTTTTAAAAAGTCGAAGAAGCCTTCGTAGAAGGCGAAGGGTGATAGTGAGTAATCAGAGAACATAATTCTTTTATCTCGTCATAGTCCATAGCGTATACGAAATCTTGCCTTTCTCTAGGAGTAAGAGTCTTATAGAGATCTAATAGACTTATGCCATCTAGATCTATCTCTATATCACTAATACTAAGCTGTTCCCACTTACCATTTAACTCATTTTTCTTAAATACTCTTAGCATTTTTTAACTCCTTTTCTAGCTTCTTACGAACTTTCTTAGTAGCTTTTCTTTGAGCATAATATTTAATTAGATAGTTCTTAATAGCTTCCTCTTCTAATCCACCTAGAATTGTCATAGCTTCTTTTACTACTTTGCCTTGATTCATTGTGATAATATCTACTAGACCAGTAGCATCAATAAGTAGATCAGAAGCACATAAAGGTACTTTATGAAGACTATTGCTTAGTGACTTTTCCACGTAGTAAATCATTTCTTTAACCTCTCATTGATCTCTTGTTGTTGTTTTAGAATCTGTTGGAGCATCATGATCTGAATATTTTGTCCATCGTTAAGGTCTTGTAATAGTCTGATAACTCTATCTAATTGATTTCTGACTACCATAGACTCTTCTGCAAAACATAGTGCTGATGCTAGTAACATTGCTATTATTATTTTCATATTTCACTCTCCATTACATCAATAGCTAAATAGTTAGCTAGAGCTTGTACAGCTTTCCATTTATAATCGTCTAGGTCTGCACCTAGATAATCACCCAAAAATGCTAGTGTAGAGCTACAACCGATTAACTCAGCTTCTTGCTTCAACCACTCTAGCATATCGTCTTCATTCTCATCAAAGAACCTAGACATATCCATACAACCTATCAGACCGCTAAAGCCTGCATTAGCTCCGCAGTGATAGATGTCGTATAGTCTCTGTAAGAGGTCTTCTCTCTCAGATACTCTATGTAGATCCATCTGTTCAGCTAAAGGCTTAAACAGAGGATGTTTATCAATAGCATCCTTGATTATCTTAGATACTTGAGATTTCTTAAGCTCTATACCTTTCTCAAAGTATTCGTAGATACATTTCATTGTTGCTCCTCATATTCTTTAAGTACTTGTCTAGCTCTAACTCTACCTGAGTCAGAGATACCTTTATAGGCTGTAAGAGCTTTCATATAGTCTCCGTTATACTTAGTTAGGTAATAGCTAAGAATGAAGGCTGTAGCATATATCTGCTCCTCGTATGTCTTATTAGGTATTTTCCAGTACTTGGCATTAATACCACCTAGACCAGATACTGTAGGATTACTATGTTTAGTTTTAGTACTATACTCACTCTCTGAATTAATTAGAGCTGTAAGTAATCCTGCATCTATGTCATACTCTCTAGCTGCTCTATAGGTTAGCTCAGCGAGATCAATGTCTTTATTACGCATCTTGGCATATATGGTATTGATCTCGTTCATTCTAGACGTTTCTAGAGCAATACTATGTTCAACTAAGCCAAGACTATCAGCTAAAGCTTTCTCGCTCTCTACAAGTCTGGCATCTTTATTCTCTTCGATTTCAACTCTCTGGTTATAATCCATTCGTAATACAATTATGCAAAGTATGAATGTAATTACAAAGAGAGTTATAGGCAAGCCTATGCCTTCTACAAATCTTTTTAACATTAAGATCCTTTTTAGTGTGTTTCGTATTGATTAGCTCCGAAGTTAGGTTCACCATGTACTTGGTATTTAAGACCTAATTCATCACTAGCAGTTTTAAAACTATTAGTTAGAATATCCTTAACAGAATCTTTAATCTCAGGATTAATTTCTAAATTTAAGGCATCCATTATGTTCTATACGAGTCG